TGTATTGCTTGCATCAGAAGAATAATAATCGGTCGATAAAGTAATAGTATTTCCGCTTGTATTTGTGTACGTGATTGATGTTATCGATTGATACCTTGGCAAAATAATATCGTTTGAAAACCCATCAAGATAAACATCAACAGTCTGAGTTATCAGATATCTTTTCAATAAATTTTCGGCGGTAAATCTTGCTGAAGCAATAAGAATTGTTAACAAACGATCAACAGTTGTGTTAGTTGTTGAAGCTTGCGCACCTAGAGAAGAATCTGCAACATTATCAGTGAAAATGGTTGTCGTATTATCTGCAATCGTTGCAAGAAACATGTAAGCAGATCCACCAGATGCTGTTCTGTAAATCTTCCTACTTAATACGTTAGATCCGCCAGCCTGAATTCCAGTAAGCGATACTTTACCAGTCGTTGTTTTGTCAGAAATAGTAATTGCTGCAGAAACACTACCTAATTGAGTCTCGCCTTGGGCGGTTACAAACGTTATGGCGTACCGATGCGCTCCGTTGTCAACGTTACCAGATCCAGAGCCAAGCGCTACACTTGGAGCCGCTGGAGCAGGTTCCTGATTAGACTCATCTATCCTGCAATAAGCCATAACATCAGATATGCTTACAGGCTCAATAGCGGGTGGAGTTACAACAACTTCTCTCATTTAAGTGACAATGTCATTATTAGCCACTCTTACCCCAACAGCTGGAGTATCAAGAATCGCATGTGTTACCTGGTTGTCTGTTACAACGTACCCAGTCGATCCAGTTTCGATGCGAATGGTTTTGTTAGCAGCATAACTACGTGCGGTATTGTTTTGTACAACAGCGTTCGCGACACCGTTTACACGTATGCAACTATGTCCTGCTGTGATAGTTACGTTATTGTTGCGAGTTACAGAATTTGCGCCAACAGTCATGGCCTGAGCTGAAGCATTGACGTTGGTATCCATATCAATACTGTTTCCAATAAACGACAGATTTCTATTGGTTGATCCTATCCCAAAAATTCCATAGTAATAAGGTTTAGAAATAACATTCCCGTATACATTAACGTTTGTTAAGTTCCCGTTCATTGAAATAGCGGTGTTGCCGTATTTTGTAGTATTGCCAGCTATAACAATATCTGTACCCGTCGTAATTTCAATCGAGTTGTGATATGTGTCAGCAGCCTGATACGTCATGTCCATAATATTACCCATAACGCAAGCGTTTGAAACTTTAGTTAGATTTATGCTCGCATTAAAGAATTGATTGTTACTTACATTTATACGAGTTGCTGTTCCTGATCCTGTATCAGAAATGTCGATCGGTATTAAATCCGCTGCAGCAGGTGCGGTATCGTTATAAAAACGATTTCCAACGATTGATATATCTGAAATGCTTTGATTGAAACCACGGCATTCAATCATATACGTTGACATGTTTAAAATGTCATTGTTTGCAATTCTTAAGCGTGAATTATCAGCGCTATCTATTTCACCAACACCGGTACGACCAGACTCTAACCTGCAACCAGATACCAAATAATCGCGCGCGCCATTGCTTACTGTTATACAACCTCCGTTATGCCCTAACGTAGCGCCCTGAAGGTTTGTGTTGTAAATAGTCGAATCTGTTATTCGAGTTCCTTGGCTACCAGATAAATGGATGCCGTTACCATTTGTGTTTGTAATAGTATTAGCATCAAACACATTGCCTGTGCTTGCATAGTTTCCAGATCCGGTTTCTTGGATTGCTTCACCTGGAGAGCTATCAATAATAGCGTCTCGAATAGTATTATTACTGCCAACCGCTTTAATGTCTGTTGTTATTTCCCAACGGTAGTATGACCAGTTCGATTTATTTCCATCGACAGTCAAACCAAGAATTTCGCAACCTTCAGCGGTGTAAATTGCATCAAACGATAAAAACACGTAAGGATTAACGCAACTTAAACCACCAGCTAACGCAAAAGCCGAATTCATTACACTTATTGTGTTTGTTGCTGTGTCGATCGACGCGATTTTTGAATTTGAAGTAGTGTAATGCGTAGCGTCTACATACAATCCTATTGTCTGCCCAACCTCAAAACCGGTAACGTCAGCAACCACAACAGATGTAGAACCATTCGTAACAGTTGCGCTTGATGTAGTTACAATCTGATTACGCCGCTTAATCTTCGCGCCATAACCAATTAATTTTTGTTTTGCAAGAAGCGTTATTTTTCTGTCAATTAAATAAGTTTTACCTGGAGTAAGAACTACGCTTCCACCAACACCAGCATAATCAGACGCCAATTGGAGAGCTGCAGAATCATTAGAAACGCCATCCCCTGCAGCATCAATATAACTAACGTTGTACCTAGCTGAGTAATCAACAGCAGTACCGAGAGAAATTATTACCGATTCATCGGCGGTAATTTTATTCCCAGGATAATACTTTACCCCGTTTAGGTTGAAGTCCCGAAGGACTTCAGCGGTTACCAATCTCACGACAGAACGCCTTGAGCTATTGAACTTGCAATCACTGATGCGTGTTGTGATGTTGGTTTTAAGTCAGCATGATACTGAATTGCTATTACACCACCCACAATCGCGTCAGCGGTCGTGCGAGTCAAACTGGCAAACATATAACGAAGCATTGGATTAACAACATCTACCATAAGAATCTTACTGTCAGCATCGGTTGCGCCAGCAGTAAAAGTAGCAGCAGCTTGCGACACTGGAGCAGGTGAAGAAACGCTATTAGCAGAGTTGCCTTTTGCCGTAAGCGTCAAAACCGAACCTGTTGTAACGTCACCCAGCATCGCTATGAACATCACGCCATCCCAACCTTGCATATCTAATACATCAGATACAAGCTCAGTCTGAGCAGCAGCAGCAGCAGCTTCAACAACCGTTACTTTGATTGCTTTTCCTAAATTTTGCATTTTAAAATCCTCGAATTAGTAATGAAAAAACCCGCCGAAGCGGGTTAGTCTTTTGGGTTATTAAGCTGCGAATTTCAGGAATTTGACGGCTTCAAAATTTACTGCGCCTGATCCTGTGCGTTTTGTGCTGTAAAATACTATGTAAGGTTTCGCCGTGTATGGATCACGCAATGTGCGAATTCCGATACGATCAACAATAGTGAATGCCTCTTTAAAATCACCGAATGCCAATGACAATGAATCCGTAGCTAATGCAGGAACATATTGGTCGATGTTTACTGGATAGCCATTTAAACGATCTGGCTGGCCCATTTGTAAGCTTGGTTCCCATAAATACAGATCACTGGTAGCGCCGCGCAATTTACGTAGTTTTGTACGAACTTCTCTACGCATTAACCATGAAGCGCCTTGCAAGTACTGATCCTTAAAAGCACCAATCAAATCAAACAAAGGGTCAGCTTTTGTTGTGCTGTTAAAATCACCATTGGTACCGGTTTTAATATGCTCAAAAACACCCCACGCGCGTGAATCGTCAGAAGTGGCAGCGGTTGTATAACTAAACAATCCTCGCGGTTTTCCTACACCGTCACCAGTACTGAATGCAGTGCCCTCAACTCGTGCGAATTTGTCAGCAACCTTAGCAGCCAACCATGCTTCAACATCGGTTGCAGCGTCATCGATCAGTTTTTGGCTGATTTTTGGCATTGCATACATTTCATGTGAGTCAATTTCCCATTTTCCTAACGTTGGGGTTGCGCTGTCACTGCGAGTACCTAGTTCAGAAACCCAACCTGCTGAAGCTTCGTCGTTATCAACCAAGCCTTCGATTTTCTCAGTGCTAATGGTTTGCACATTTGCAATACGGCGCATTGTTGACTGTTCGTATACTTTGGCAACAACACGACCAACGGTTGATTGTGGTAACAAATACCCGCCATCAGGATCTGAGCCAGCACTCATGGCTTTTCGTTCGTCTGAACTCAAGGAATCAAGCGTAGTACCTGACATTAGTTTAAAAAATGCAGATTTATAATGCTTATAGCCTTGAACATCGAAATCAGAAGGAGCAGCTTTTCCTTTTCCTTGATATTCAGCACGCATAGTCAAGTTGAAGCTTTTCGTTTCTTCTGATAAATCTTGATCTTCTTTGGAATGGCTTCCTGGAGCGGTCATCTTTGCCATAAAATCTTCGATAGATTTACGGTCATCAGAATACTTATCCATTTCATCGCTGATTTTGGAGAATTTCAATTCCAAATCAGCAACTGCTTTCCCTTCTGCCTTAGCAAAGATCAAATCATTGTTAGTTTTCTTGAATTCTTCCCATGCCTGCCCTTGTTTTTCAATAATACTTTTTACTTCAGCTAAATCGGTCATTGCTTTCTCCAGCGCCATCACGGCGTTAAGTGGGCGAAAAAAAACCAGCTCTAGGCTGGTTTGGTGTGGTTTCTGCTTTGGCTTATGCCAGTATCTTGTCTCTATTTCTTAATGCTTCGACAAGTTGCTGCATTCCCGCGTCAGAATCACTCTGTGTTGGGAGGTTTTTCACCCTGGCCACAAAGGCCACGGCTTCAGTGCGCGAAAAGCCTGAATCCCTCAGATACTTTTCAGCGCTCTTTAAATCTGTGATTAGTTCTATGTTTTTTGCGTTCTCGATGGTTTTTAAGCCGACCAGAGAGCGTAATGATTTGCAATACGGCACAAGTTCAGCAAGAGATTTAGCTGAAGAAAGCGCATTTTCACCAAGCATTCTTGGTTCCATTGGGGTAAATGTGATGGAATCTCGCATCAGTGGCCATTCGACTATTTCTCCGGAGCTTTTCTTAACTGTTTTTCCAGAAACCGCCTGACTTGATGTGCCAACCACTCCAGCATCAATCAAATCTGATATGTACTGAATGTATTGTGATTGTCTGTTTAAAATTCTTTCAACAAAAACGCCTTTATCGTCAATTTTGGCGGTTTTCCAATCAACGACACCCAAAACGTTATTCTCATCGTTTCCGGCTTCGTCTACGTCAAATCCGTGCTCAAAATCAACATAAAGAAGCCCTAAATCTGTGTAAGCACTCTTTATTTCAGTGTTTTTAGTGAAAAACTCGCCACTTAGATCCTTCCCACCGAATAAAATTATGTAGTTTCCTACACGTAATTCGTTTTCAGTTTGTGATAGTGACTTGAGATTGTTCATTAATATCTCCTGTGGGTAATGATCCCACAATATTGGCAGGAATTCTTAGCTTGTCTGAAGCTGGATCTGGATCGGGGTTTTCGTCTAGCTTTGCTCGGCCTTCGTTTGGCGTCAAAATTCCGCCGTTAACGTACCCTAAAATCACATCTTTAGTATCAACAGCGGCACCGCGAAGCATGCCTTCTTCTACAAAATTAGTGTAATAGCCTTCGTTTTGTTCTTTTTCAGTCAAAAGATTGACATTTGCAGATTGTTCTATTCGCTCGTACCATGGCGCCATCGTGTGCACCAAATGAGCTAAAAACATTTGTTCAGCACTTGCATACGTCGTAGCTTTGTCTGAATAACCAACCATAATTGGCATAACGCGAGCGAATCTGCATATTTCTTCTATTTGAAAACGTCTGTTCTCTAACGACTGAGCATCAACTCCGCTCATTTGTGTAGATACCCACTTAGCAGCACGATCCAATATTAGAGGCTTGCCTGCATTAGCTGACCCAGAAACATTTTCCTCTATCCATTTAGCAAGACCTTTATACTGTTCTGGACTTAATGTTCCTTCAACAGAATAAACGCCTGACGTATTAACACCTTTGCTGGTCATGCTTCCGGCAGTTTCTTCAAGGGTCATCGACAATCCGATTGCTTCCCTAGCGTGCTTAACAGCTTCTAACCCATACCAGCCATTAAGAGATGGTCCTCGAACATGCCAGATGGCGCTAGCTGGAAAATCCTGTGTCCTTCCTTCTTCGGTCGTTACTTTATAACTAAGCACGCCAGATTCAAACTTGACCTGAACCCTATTAGGTTCAAAAGGGTATAGCTCTACGATCTTGTTGCCAATTCTATTGATAAAACTATAATGATTACCGCACAAAAGAACATGCCAAACAAGCATTTCTCTGTATTCGAAACTTGTCTGCCAGCGATTTGGCTTAAGCGCTAGTTTTTTATATAAACTATGCTTTTTCGCAGGAAGCCTGGTTTTTCCGTCAGGCGATTCCTGCATTAACTTAAAAGGTACCTGTGCTAACCCCTCGCCAACAACACGACAACAAGCAAAAACAGTGGAAACATCAATAGCCGTACTAACATTAACAGTTCTTCCGCTGCTTGATTTTTTTCCACCATAAACCTCTCTGAATAAATCCAGCGTACTAGTAACAGATTTACTAGCAAAAGCATCCGAGAAAAAACCCATTACCCATTTTTCCTGGCGGCGAATACCCCAACAACGAGCGTAAGTATTCCCGCAGAGACAAAACCGTAAGGTTCGTTAATTAAATAAAATCCGTAAGAAATAGAGCCTATGCCGGAAATTATGAGAAGATCGGGGAAAATTGATTTCAAGCTGCTTCCCAAAATGATTTACCGGAATCGACCGCTATAGGCATAACACCTATGGCCATCGCTAATGCAACCATTCCGTCAATGCGCCCAGTTGCCTTACCTTTGGTAAATTTACGATTACCAGTAGAATCGGTTGTTATAGTAGAGTTTGAAGCGCACATGGTTAACACAGGATGATTCCCGTGGCGTAATTTACTGTTCAAGATTAATGATTCAAGTTCTCTTATTGCTGGAGACATACTGACAAATCCCTGCCCAAACTCAACAAATCTTCCAAGCTCTTCTTCACTAAATCCAACACGTTCTAACCAAGGCTTAAGGAATTTCATGTTATAGCGATCAAAAGCCATTGCACGAACATTGTAATTATCAAATACACCGCGAAGATACTCAGCAATAAATTCATATTCGATCGATGATCCTGGTGTGGTTTGTAAATACCCATCTTTCGCCCAAATATCATACGGAACCCGATCATTTCTTGATTTTTCAGCCAATCCGTTTTCAGGAAGCCAAAAAGTAGAATTAACATCAAATTTGTTATCACGATCTGAAACAAGCACTAATGCAGTTAAATCATTAACGCTTGACAGATCAAGGCCCCCGAATACATCACGACCTGATATATCTTCAGGATAATCGCCGTTACTTGCCCAAATCTGTCTTGATACGAATGGGCTGCGTGCTTCGACGCGCTGGTTCAGAATGAGGTTGCGGTAACTATTTTCACGACTGGGCATCCGCCTAGCATCTTCCGCCTGACGCAACACTTCAGTCTTATTCATAAATTCATCGTAATGCGGATTTGCCATCCTGATTGAATCCTCACTAAAAGGATCAGAATCCAATGGGCATGAATGCATTACAACTTTTATTCTTGGATCTGCTCCGGTAAGAGCATCATCGATCAATAACGAAAGTAAATCTGAATCTGTAGGAGCCTGAGTACTAATAACGATAGATAAAGGGTCTTCTTGTGCAGCGCCAGCAGTTTCCAGCGCTTCATACAATTCAGATATAGGCCCTTTAACTTGCCCTAATTCATCATGAACAATAAATGATGGGCTCAAACCGTAAGCGGTTGACGCTTCAGCCGATAACGCACGGTATAACGTTCCTAAATCAGAACAAAATAACTGTTTTGCAGTATCACGAACAATAATTACCTGATTTAAATCAGGTGACATTCTTACAATCTTTGCAGCTAATGAAAATAATATTGCCGCTTGTTCTCTCGATTGTGCTGCACTGTATAGCTGGCTATTCTCTTTTGCCTCTGGGCCACACAAGTGAAGTAATAACAAAAATGCGCTGAAAGATGTTTTTGCATTCTTTCTTGCGATAGACAGGATAAACATCCTTGTCTGTGTATCGTATATTTCCTTGATCCAGCGCTTTTGTGCTTTAGTTAACTTGACCGGATGCCCAACAAACTTTCCCTCTGGTATTCTGCAATAAGATTCAATCCAAGCAATATTACGTTCACCACGAGTTTCTATTCTTCGTGATCGAGTTGCCAAGGTTTCCTTGCCTGTGATTTATTGTTTACTAAAGCGCGCGCAACAGTATTGTGGTCTACCGCTTGCCTGGTAATTCTTAAACGTGTTGCCAATGAAGAAGCCGCACGGCTTTCACGTTCTGATAATTTTAATAATGTATCGTATCGCCTCAATCCATCATCATCAGCCAACCAATATCTACCGAAATTCATTAGTTCATCGGATATTATTCGGTTGTTTACAACATGCCTACAATACATTTCCAAAAGCGGTGCGTGCGTAGCAGTAAATGCATTTGCTGGTTGATCGTTAACAACCTGTGCCCAAACAGACACTTCAGCGTCACTCATCGTTGCAGCAGGCAACAACCTTTTCGCAACACCAATATCAGGCTTAATAACACTCAACGAGGCCGCTGATTTTCTGCCTCTTGTGGCCATTAATAATGATTCCTATTTAGATTTTTTGTGGATGTTTATGAAATAAAATG